TATGAAGCCCTGCGCGTCAGACTCGCCGGAGGCGTATGTCTGTTTCGATGGGCTTTCAATTCCCATCGCCGCGTTGAATTCTTCCAGGGATCCGTAACCCAGATTCTTTGCGGCTTCCTCCGCGTATTTCTGATCGTCTTTTAGTCCCTTCGCGTATCCTGCGACCGTGTTCTTCCCGCTCTTTTCGTATTCGTCGGCGGCCTTCTTCGCCAGCTCTTTGGCGTCGTTCACCATCTGCTGCGTGATTGTTGTGTCGCCGTCCTTCATGGCTTTTTCCAGCGCCTCGTAATTCTTTTGGAATTGGTCCCGCTGCGTCTTTAATGCGTCTGCCGTCGTATTGTTTGCCGTCTTGAATCCGTTTTCGGTCTTCAGGAGGGCGTCGTTTATTTTCTGCGCGTCTCCGCTGATGATTGCCGCGGAGAGGCCCTCGTAATTCTGTATAGTCTGGTTGTATCCCTGGTATGCGTCCGTTGCGTCATGCAATGCCGCGCGCGTGTTCGTGACCTCTTGCTGCAGCTTCGCGTATGTATCCATAACCTCTTGTTGTGTATACATATAATCTTGTGCTGCTTCGATGCCTTCCTCGCGCTCGATGCGGGCGTATTCCAGTTCCGCCTCTTTTACCTTGACCGCGTATTCCTCCGCCTTTGCCAGGGTATCGTTGAACGTCTGCCGCGCTGCCGTGTATGCCTGTTGTGCTTCGGTCCGGTGCTGGATGGCGTCGGCGTATGCGGTTTCATTCGCCGCGAGGATTGCCTCCGCCTTTTTGCTCTGCATTACCTGCTCGATGGCCTGCCGCTCTTTGGCGTAATTCTGGATAATGCCGTCTTGCATCTGCATTTCCAGGCCGAGTGCCTCGTTTAATGTCGTCATGATGAACGCGGCCCGGTCTTCGTATCCTTCTTTGACCCTGCCGTTTCCTCCGACGATAGAATCGAATTCGTTCAGCAATTCCTGATAATATCCGAATTCTTTTTGAACGGATCCCATCGCGGTGCGGCGCGCGCCTTCCATTTCGTCGTATGCTGCTTTCATCCGGTGGGATTCTTCAACGCTTTTTTTCTGTTCGTCCGTCAGGACCTCGATCTCCCGCTTCTCCTCTTTGAAAATGCTAATCAGGGACGCGGTGACGGCGATCACGGCCGTTATACCGAGGACGACCGCGCCGGCGGGTGAGATTAGGCTCGCAAAAATGCCGGTTGCGGATGATGCCAAACTCGAGGCGGCTTCCACTCCCTTCATAGCTGCGGCGAATCCCTTCACCATCGTGATAACGCTTTTTATAGCATTTCCGAATTGAACGACCTTTTTTACCACGAAAACAACGGCCAGCGCCTTGCCGATGTTCTTTATTACGTTTATTATCTGCGGGCCGTTCTGGATCACCCATTTTATAACGGCCTTTATTGCCTCTTTTACTTTGTCGATAAACTCGACAATTTCATCCTGGTATTCCGTCGCGATGTCGCGGACCCATGCGCCGAGGTCTGCCTTGCCGCCCTGGATCGCTAATTTTATTTTGTCGAATCCGTCTTGTGTTGCCTCATATGTGCCCGTGACCGTGCCTTCGGATTTCTGCAAAACGTCCAGGAAGTCTTTATATTCCAATTTGCCCGCCTGGATGTCTTCCACGAGCTCGGGGCCTGCTTTGCTGCCGAATGCTTCAATCGCGATTTCCGACGCCTTCGCAACGTCCGGCGTTTTCCGGATTTCCTCGAGGACCTTCGCGTATTCCTCTTTCGCGTTCTTCCCTTCCTTGCCCCAATTCGCAACGGCTTTTTTCATGCCGGCGAGGACTGTCTCGGTATTTACGCCGTTTTTCTCAAACTTCGCCAGCATCGCGATGGTTTCCTCTGTGGAAAATCCAAGTTGACGCATGGGCGCGCCGGTCTTTGTCAGGCTCTCCGCCAATGTCGCAACGTCGACCCCGGTGTCCTGTCCGGCCTTCGCTAACATGTCGAGGACATTCGCGTAATCCTTCGCGTCGATGCCTGCGTTTTCCATCGCCCGGGAAACAAGGCGCACCGCGTCCTTTGCGTCCGTTCCGGTGATGTCCGCGAATTTCAGAAACTGCTCGGAGGTCTTCTCCAATTCTTCGCCGGTCAGTCCGAAACGGGTTGAAACTTCGCCCACGGCCTCGCCGATCTCTCCCATGTCGCCCACCACGTTATGCGCGACTTTGTTATATGATTCTGTCAGCTCTGCCGCTGCCGCTCCGGTTGCTCCGGTTGCCTTTATGACGGCATCCGCGCCTTTGTCGAATTCCTCGTATGCTTCTTTCGTTGTGCTGGCCAGATTCTTCAGCCCGCTGATCGCCGCTTTTATTCCTGATGCGACTAAATCCGCCAGCGCTCCCTTCATGACGGTGAAGCCCTGGCTCGCGTCCTTTGTTTCCTTTTCGGCCTTGTCGGTCTCTTTCGCAAATCGCCCGGTTTCGTTCTCGCAGTCTGTCAATTCCTGCGTGTATTGGTCGACCTCTTTCTGTGTCTTTGCAACCTGCGCCTCGTACTGATTCAATTTTATTTTTGCGCGCTCCGCCTCCGCAGAATTCTCCCCGAATTCGTGCGCGGCCTTTTCCCATTCCGCGCGGGCGAGGTCTGCCTTCTTCTTCTGCGCGTCCAGGGTTGTGTTCAACGCCTTTAGTTTTGCGGACAATCCAACAGCAGACGAGCTCCAATCGTCAAGCCCTGCCGCTGCCTTTTGGAATTCCGATTCAGCCAGGCGGACCTGTCTCTGTGCCTGCTGCATCGCTGCTTTTAACTGCGATATGTCCGCCCGGAAGCTGGTTGTGCTCTGATTGTCTGGCATTTCGTCACCGCCTTAAAACCATGTTGTCGCCGGTCTCCGGATCACGCTCTCCGATTCCGTCGCCGTCGCTTTCTTTTCTGCTATCTGGAAGGCCCGCATGTCCGAATATAGCCGGATAACGTCGCCGAAGCTCCACGCCTCCAACTCGTGCGGATTCAGGGCCGGGTATTCCTTTGAAATCTGATGACAAATGATAAATAATTGCATCGGCAGGGGCGTGTCATCGTCGCCCTCTACTCGTTTTTTTCCGTCGGGATCTGCAGCATCGCATCAAATGATGCCTTTACAATCCGGATAATTGCCGGCATTAGCTCGTTAACCTTTACGCTGTCCCATTCCTCCCGCGTGATGTCCGGGAAACACTCCCCGAGGATCTCCGTCAACTCGTCCCAGACTTCGTAAACGGTCCGGAGCATCTCGTATGTGTTTTTCGTCTCCTCGATTTTTAATACTTCCATAACGCGGCGGATGCTGCCGAAGCGCAAATCTAACGGTTTCGCGCTGGATGTCTTCGTGACCTGTCCGTCTTTGCCATAAACTCGGATTGTGATCTCTTTCGTTTCTGCCATGTGATTTTTACCCCCTTTTTGGCCTGCTCTCGTCCTCACCGTTGCGTTTTTCTGTCGTCGGTGCTCAATTCCTCGCAGAATGATTAAAACGCCTTAAAACGCGTCAGAACGCTTTGCAAAATGCACCGGGAAGTCCTGCGCTCCCCGGTGCGGTGCTTTGTTGTTGTCGTGTTATGCCTTCGCCGTCACGGTGTCCGGTGTCTGCACGGTATCGAAAAATGTCGCCTTGTTTGCGATCAGGTCGAGGCCCGTGTCGATAACGACCGCGCGTTCCTGCTTCCCTGTCTTCTCGAATTTGTGCGTGGTGAAAATGCCTGTATACACCAGTTCCTGTCCGTTTGCGTCGGTTCCGTCGTCTTCGGTGGCGTGTGTTTCCTCCGGGATCGCAAAGGTCCCCTTTAATCTCCAGACATAGACCTCTTTATCGTCTGCGGATCCAACGGTGCCGGTACGGTATCCGATAGCAAAATATTTTGTCTGCCGCTGGCCTTCAATCAGCATTCCTGTTGCGCTGTCGTATGTCTGGCCGGTGATGTCTGCCAATACATCCAGCGGGATTGCGGAAGCCTGGATCGTGATCGTGTCTGTGCCGTTGTTGTCAACGTTTACCGCCGGGATGTTGTCGTACCAGTGCGGCTCGGTGGTACTGTCGTTTGTCTTGCCGATTTCTGCCACGCCTGCCAGCGGCTTTACTGTTCCGGTAACGTATCCGTGATCGGTCTCGCTGCTGTTGTCGTCGCAGGTAACCTCTGCATAAACAAGGCCTTCAACTCCGCGATATTCGTAAATGTTCGGTGCTGCTACTGCCATTTGTTTTTCCTCCTGTCGTTTTTACGCCCTTTTTAGGGCTTTTTCATGCCCGCAGGCATAAATTATCATGTTTCGATTTTTCGGCCCGTTTTCGCGGTCAGGGCCGTGTCAGAATGCGAGAATACTGCAATCAATCCCGCGCCCGGTGTGTGTCGGTTCGTCGCTCGGGATGTCGTACCCTTTGCCCGGAACGGTCCAGCCGGATGCCTTCAACGCCTGCCGGATCTCTCCGATCAGCCGGTATGCCTCCGCCGAATCCTCCGAATATACGTTGACCGTATAATTCCATGCCGTCCCGCGGTCCGCGTTATCGTAATGCGAATGATCCGGGCTCGAATTATTCCAGTATGTGATGAACGTCTCCGGATAAATTGCATCGTTTGACATCGCGCCCTGGCGATATACCGGGAACCCGAAACCATCTAAAATTGCGATCAGTACGTCTTCCATTACGTGCCCCCCGTCCGTTTGTCGATCTCGTCTTGCAGGTCTTTCTCTATCTGCTTTTGTATCTCTTTTGCGTATTTCTTATTCTGGAATAAATCGGCGAGTGCCCTGTCCGGTGCCATCTTCGGCGTGCCGGTGATCAGGAAGCCTCCCGCTCCTGGTTTCGTCTTATCGAATCCCAGTTTTACCTCCAACGTGGACCCGCGCCGCTCCGGTTTGGTGTCCGTTATGATGGAGTTTTCCGTGTCTCTGTCACGTCCTCGGAATCGGCCGCCCGCTGGCAGGTTTTGTGGCTCAACGGCTCGTTTTACATCTTCCTGCACTTTTTCGGCGGCCTTTTCCATTGATTTTGCGAAAATGTCATCCAAACTCGCGCCCAGTTCCTCCAATTTCTCCGCGTACGCCGAAAAATTGGAAAAATCTATTGCGATCATCCGGTTTCTGGACAGCTTCCCGCCTTTATTCCATTTTGCGCCGGTACGGTTTGCCATTTGCTCGCCTCCCTCCGGCTTTACGGCTTCCCGCCGACCTTCTCGACTTTGAACGTCATAAACTGCCGCCGCATGTTCACGTTTTCGGGCGGAGAAATGATCTTGTATTTCTGCCCGGTCTCGCAGATATAAATCAGGCAATCCTGCGTAATTGCCGGATTGTACCATGTGTTAACCTGCGCCGTGTCGTATACGGTGTAAACGTTGTTTGAGAAGTTCTCCGTTCCGCCATATGTCCGGAATGTTCCGAAGAATGCCTGCGCGTTCTCCGGATCCTCATAGATTCGTTGCGGCGTTCCCTTGACCATCCGCGTTTCCGTCGGCCGTAACAGCTTCATTGCGACGTCAAAGGGCGCCTGCGGGTCGTATTTCCTCATTCTGTCACCTTCTTGTAACTTGCCTGAATCGCCATCATTTCAAATGCTTTTGAAAATTTGACGTCCCCGCCGCCATACCTCCAGAGGTCGTCTACTCCGCGCGCTACAATTCCGGGCGTGATGTTGCTTTCCGCAACGCCGGCCCCGCGTAAATACTCCACGACGGCATCCAGCCAGAATTGTAACGCGTCATCGTTTGCCGTATATTCTGCAGGCATGTTCAGCCCTGGTTTGATGTCAGCAACTGTTACCATGCTCGCGCCTCCTCTATTTCTTCTTGCTCCTCCGCGCCGGCTTCTTCTCCGGTTTCGGTTCTTCGGGTGCTTTCGCTTCCTTCTCCGCCGGTTTTACTTCCTCGGGGGTCTCCTCCGGGATCCCGGAAACAAGCCACCGATTGTCTGCCAGCAGCTCTGCGGCTCTCTCGGCCTCGAATTCCTGGACGGTTCCGGCCTCGTATACTTCTTTCGTGTACTTATCCACAAACCGCCGTTCAATCTTTAGCTTCATGCGCAAACCTCCGTTTTAATTAGCCCTCGGGTGTAACGTCGCTGTCGTTGCTCTCGGTTGCCATTTCCAAAACAACCAGGGATCCCAGATCTACGGGCTTTCCGTCTACGGCCATTACTGCCTTTGTGAGCAGGTCTTCGGTGTCCCAGTCCTGCTTCTTCTGGATTCCCAGATCGTAAACGGTGTTCAGGATATAGTCGCGGAAATTGTAAAGACCTGCGACATCATCGCCCATCTCGGTTGCGTACGGGTGAATGATTACCTCACGGCCGAGGAGCATTCTTGCCGGTCTGCCGTCGATGCCGTGATCTACGCGTGCGATCGGCTGCCCTGCGCTGTCTACCATGCCGACAAATGCCATGTACTGCGCCTTGGTCATGAACCATTTTGCATTGCCTTCGTACTGTACCGGCAGCGCTGCTTCCATTGCTACGAGGTCGGCATATGATACGCCGGACGCCTTCGCGGATGTAACAACGTTGGAAACGGTACCGGCCAGGATTCCTGTCGGCTGTCCGCTTCCGGTACCTGCCAGGATTGCCTTCTCGAGTGCAACGATCATCGCGTCGGATACGTTTCTAACGAACGTATTCTCGAATACTGCCAGCGCCATTGTGCCGACTTCCATCGACATGGAAATCTCGCAGCGCAGTTTGAAATGTGAAAACGTGATGGATCCGGTTGTCTCCTTCTGCTTGTCGCTGCCTGCGCCCTCGTTTACCCAGGAAGCCACCGGCTTTGTGCTGCTCGTGGGTACTACAACGCCGGCCGCGAATGCGGTGCGTGTTACCTCGGGCAGGATCATGCCGCAGGATGTGAGCTGCTCAACGATCCTATTAACAATCACCGTCGGGATCACGCTCGCAACGTCGGTTGTTTTGGTGTTTGCGTCGCCGCGGAATTCTGCCGGCATCGGCTTATTGCGGAGCACGTAATCCATGAACGCCTTGCGGTACTCCTCGGAGTCCTTAACGTCTGCGCTCTCGCTTCTCTTGAATGTTCCGAGCTTTGCCATCTGGCCGTTTACATGCTGCGCGGTCTCCGGAACGGCTGCGCGCTCCTCCTGCTGCGTCTTCAGAACGTCTTCCAGGTTCTTGATCTGCTGGTCGATGCTCCGGCACTCCTGCATGATGCCCTGCAGCGCCTCTTTGGTCTCTGCTGTGTCAACTTTGCCCTGAAGCTCTGCCTTGCGTGCCTTCAGGTCCTCGATCATCTTTTCGATTGTCATTTGTTTTTCCTCCTGTTTGTTTTTGTACTACATCATTTTGATTTTTGCCCTTAATCGGGCGATTTCGAGCGCGGTCTCCACCTGCTCCTCCCGCTGCCGCTTTGCCGTCTCCACGGCATGCCGTGCGCTCTCCAGCGCCTCCTTGCCTCGGGTGTTTATCTCTGTCGCGTCGTATGCCGGAAATGTCACGGCGGACACCTCCACGACGGAAGAAATCGCTTTGATACGGCGCAGCGGGTGCTCGCTCTCGAGGTCTTCCCATTCTTCGCCGTCGATGGAAAACATAAACGACATGCCGGATATGTCTCCCCGTTGTACTGCGCTATATAATGCGCGCGCGTCTGCGTTGTTCTCGGTGTCCAGCTGGGCGCTGATCTGCAGGCCCAATGCGTCAACGGATAATTGCATCGTATTGTTTCCGTTGTTCCTCCGGGAACGTGCCAGCGGGATCTTGTTCAGGTCGTGGTTTACCAAAAAACGGACGTCCGTCAGATCTGTGTTATCCAATGCGCCGGGCTCGATGATTTCATCAAACCAGCCGAGGTCTGTCCTGCTCCCGAATACAATCGGGCGCCCGGTGATGATCCCGTGCCCTTCTTCTCGATCCTCTGCTCTCACTTCGCAGATATAACTCCGCTGCACCAATTCCTTTTTTGCGTTTGGCATCTTCTTTTCCTCCCAAAAATAAAAGCCTATTTCCTGCGGGTTGCGTGGTATAGGCTCAAAGGCTCACATTTATTATTTTTCGGCATTGCTTGCATTTGATCTGCATTCCTCGGACGACGGCGCCCGGCAGGATCATAAATAGCTTTTGCCCGCATTCCGGGCATTTGTACCACTCCATTTTTTAGCCCTCCGATACAACCGACATTTCCACGGGTTCCCCCTGGTTTATACGGAACGGAAATTTGAATCGCTCCGGATCCGCTTCCTGCTTACTCCATAAAATCAACAATTCCGCGATGCGGCTCGTTGGTACTTCTTCATAAATTGATTTGTTTGTTATATTTAGCAGAATCGCCTCGATCTCGCTTTGTGCCTCCGCCTCGATTGTTGTCCCGTTTAGGATTGCCAGGAGAATTTCCTCCATCCGGCTTTCTGTTTCTCCGGCGTATTCCGTTTCGTTCAGAATTGCCTGCAGGATTGCTTCCTCCCTGCTTTCCGGCGGTGTCAACTCGTGGGACGCGCCCAGAATGTTCTCAATTATCAATTCATCGCGGCTTCCCATTGTTTAACCCTCCGTTTCTGTCTCCGGTTCCGGTTGTGGCTCATCCTCCGAGCCGGTGTCGTTTCCGACCTGGTACGCTCCGGCGTTCTGGCTCTCGATCCAGTTCAGGCTAATGTACCGTTTGCCCCTCAACTCCTCCAACGGCCGGAGCCCGAATGCTGTTCGCTTTTCGTTCTCATACATCGCGCCGGTCGGTGCTAATAGGTTGACAAGCTGCAGCGTCTGCTCAACGGTCATGAAAACTAAATCTTTCGGGTACAATTCGATTTTGTTCCCGAATGCCCGCTCCCGCGGTGTAAATAGCTTTTTCGTGAACGCCTGCGAAAATGAAATGATTAACGGCTCGAGGGTCCTCTGATAAAATGCGTTGTATTGCTCTTTCGAGAAATCTCCCCGAAGGATGCACAACGGCACGCCGAAATTTCGCAGGATCTTTTCGTCGATAAATTTCAGCGTCGGCTCGTCGATAATTGCGACATTACGCGGCAGCGGTGTAAACTCCGTTTTCATATCCAACGGCAGGAACCCGCTTTCGCTGTTCCGGAGCTTGCGCTCCAATTCCTGCAGGGCCGCCTCCGTGGCGCCGTCGTCCATCATGGTGTTATATTTCACAACGCCATTCACGGCGTATGATGCTTTCATCGCTTTTGCGATGCCTGATAACAACGTTTTGTTGAGCTCCAACGTCTCCAACAGGGCCGCGTTGTCCGGCTGTCCTGCGTCGTTTCCTCCCATGTACTCATTCACGGAGAAATTCTTCCGGATGTGGATCACGTCGTTATAATTGATCGTTGTTTCGTATCCGCTGGCAAACTGAAAATTGACGAATAGCCGCCCGCCTGCGTCCTCTATAAAATCGACTTGTGCGGGGTTTATCGGATAGAGCCCATCATAATAGCGCTTTTTCTGTCCTGTCTTTTCGTCGGTCCATTCGTAATAGGTCGGAATGATGAACGCGTTATAATTCAGCATTAAAAGCCAGGTTGTTTTCTCCAAAAAATCCGCCGTTGTCATTAGCTGATTTGGTTCGTTTAGCAGGTCCCGCATGTTCCCTTTTATCGGGATCGGATCGTTGTCGATCATCCGGATGTGCGTCGGGTTTAGCTTCTTCATTTCCGTTACTATGCAGGAGATTGCCTGTTGAACGGCATCCGATGCGTATATATCCGTGCCAAACTGCGAATATATCGGCCAAAATCCGCCGAATGTCGGCGCCTGCTTTGTCTCTTTTGGTTTTCTCTTGAATAGGTCAGTAAACCAGCTCATTCTTTCCGCCTCCGCGTTTTCTCAACAAG